TCCTCAACGCCCATAGCCTGGTATGCCAGCGCTTCTGATTCGTTGTGGACGTGATTTGTCTCTGTTCTAATAAGTCTCTCAGCGTAGTAATCTGCCGTGTTGAACGTGTCTCTGATCTCTCTGCAGGCCTTTGACATTGAAGCACCTGTCATAACAGATCTTGTCATTACATCCTGCAGTTTGGCAGCTAAAACATCCGTATTCTTCCATATTCTGGTAGAGTAGTTACCACCGTACCATTTTGTATTGATGACGGTATCTATCGTTCTGTCATCCAGAGTATTAAATGAATCAATATCAGTAGCCTTTGAAGTATCGTAGGAAGTACGATAATACGTATCCTTCGTGACCTTCTTTAAGGCGCTTTTAAGCGACTTTTGTTCCTGCTTGGCCAAGTCCTTAGACTTCTCGTAAAGTTGTGCCTTGATGGCTTCCAGACGGCTTATCCTGGCTTTGTAATTCTCCTTTACGTACTTGCCATATCCCTTAGCTTTCATCTTCTTCCAGATGTCGCTTGTTTCCTTAGCGTTCAGAAGCATTTTCAACTTCTGTTTATCTAATCCAACATCCTTGGCATAATTGTCATAGATGTTTTCTATCATAGCCTCTATGTCCTTTTCAGCCTTCTGGTAGTATTTCCTGATACGTTTCTCATATGCGATAGATGTTCTTTCAGCATCTGTCAGCCTTATCAGGGCTCTGTTGGCCCAGTATTCATCATTACGCATCAGTTGATGATTCCGTTGTTGGTGTTATTACTATCAGGAATCTCTTCGTACATCTGTTCAGGCTGTGGTTCTGGTTCTTTGATCTCGTTCTCTTTCTCTACCAGGGCAACTATCTCCTTGGCATCCTTGACAAACGACAGCTGAGCGATAAGCGTTTCCTTATCGACCATGCCTGACAGGTTGTTTATCATCTGAGAGATCTCCAGATCGTTGCTTGGCAGGTTTCTCTTGAATACTGCATCGACCTCTTCTGTTGGTACTTCCTGCATGTTACTCTTGACCATCAGATAGTGATTGTACATCTTGAATCTTTCCATCAGGCCTTTTTCGAAGTATCTCTCCTTGTTCTTGATGTTCTGTTCAAATGCCAGTAACTTGTATCTGATAGCTACACCGGAACTGTTGCCGATGAAGTTCTCATCACTCATGTTAGGAACCATGCTGATCTTATGGATGTCGTTTTCAATGGTCTGTCTCAGAACATCAGTATCCGCTTCGTTGAGGTTCTTGACAAGGTATTCTACCTTCGCATCTGCAGGAACACCGGCAATGACTCTATGTTCTAACAGTGAATCAATATCAGTATCCTTGAAGTCCATCTGATGGATGACCAGAATAGCGTCTACCAACTGTTCCTTATCGTTGACTCTGTCAGACTGGAGGATGTTATAGGCATCTATCAGGGAAATAACGTCTTCAAAGTCGCCCTTCAGATCCGGATTGTTTCGGTATTCAATAACCGGAACATCACCAAACACATGTTCCTCTTCATCAATCATTTCGAGCTGCTTGTTTTTCAGTCTGTAGGTTCTGCGGATTTCCTTGTCTACCATTACAATTTCTTGGTATAACAACTTATCCTGCTTGTTTTCATCTCCCTGGTAAATGTCACGCCACATGACAGCAAACAGTTTGTTGTGTTCAATGGTGTCATCCCTGACCAGCACGATCTGCTTGTTGTCTACCTCTGCGCTTCTTGGTTCTGAGTTTTCATTAGCATACAGCCATTCGTACTGTAAACCGAAAATACCGCAATCTCTGGCAATCTCTACGTCCAAGTCGTTAATCGTTTGCTTCTTATAAGCGTCTTTGACAGGTTCAATGTCTATTCCTTCAGATGGTTGATAATCAACCGGATTACCAAGAAGGTATCCTACGTTTGTATCGACTATGTACTTAGGATGATTCACAATAACAATGTTGTTACTCAAGCCAGGGTTCTTTTTCCTGCTTGTAATATCGTGCGCTCCCAGATAATAGTTTTCGAGCTTAGTGAATCTATTTTGCAGACTCTTTCCATAAGCTATGATTTTATCAATGTCTGATACTGATAGCATCTTCATATCAGTACCCTTAGGTAATGTGTACATCTGTTACCTCCTTAGCTCCAATATCCTTTTGTCTTCTTGCTATGCCTGGTATATAAACCAAGGTCTCCTTTATCGTAAAAGACCGGTGTCACCAGGCCTTTAATGTATTTGTTCAAACCGTATCTCATTGCATCTATGGTGTGGTTGTATGTATCAACCGGTTCATTGATGTATTCGTCTGTTTTCTTGTCTTTCTTCCAGGTGTAGTTTTCCAATTCCTCAATCACTTTATAGCAGCGTTCATCAACAATGAGTTCAAACTGCTGTATCCATTGGATACCGTGAATGATACTGTCCTTGCCTTTTTCGGCTGCCTCTATATTGACTCCCTTGTTTCTGATCTCCTGAATGCTCTTAGGCTCTGCACAGTCTGCATAGCATTTGTCCTTTGCCAATCCCAGGGCGATCATTACTTCAGCGATCTCGTCATTTAGCATCCCTTTTCTGACGTATTCGTTGAGGATATAGATCTTTCCGTTTTCCATGTCGATAGCACCGTGAACAATGGCGCTTGGGTCATTTACATAACCAAAGTCCAGACCAGTCCATACCGGAAGATCTCTGATCTCTTCCTGGCTGATTATCTTTGTCGTGTAGACCGGAAATACCAGCTTGTCGAGTGTTGCAAACTCACCCAGAGTATAGATCCTGTAATATGCAGGGTTTCTGTACTGCATCTGCTCAAGCTCGTGAACATATCCGGCATCAAGGAACCTATTGTCCTTGTAAGTTGTTCTGATGATCTTGCAGTTGTCTGGTGTATCTCCAACAAAGAAATATGGGTACACCCAATTCCTCTTGCTGACCGGGTTGAACATAAGGTAGATCTGAGGATCTTTTTCCTTTTGGCCTTAATCTCAGATTCAGCTGCATGAATTCGTCTTGTCTGAGCTCTGTAGCTTCCTCTATGACGATATCTGTGATACCGTCAATTGACTTTATCTTTTCCGGATCATCCAAACCTTTGAAAATGAAAATAGAGCCGTTTGGCAGCTCTATCTCGAAATCAGATCTGTTTATCCTGCAGTACTCATAAAAGCCACTGTTCTGTAAGTGGGCGATCATAAGTGACCATATACTGTGCTTGATCGTGTTCTGGATCTTTCTGATGACCAGGATCCTTCTTTTGCTGTTGAGAGCTTTCAATAGGATCTTCTGAGTCGCACCGTAACTCTTTCCGGATCCGGCTCCTCCCATGTACACCTCTATCCTGTACGAATAGTCAGAGATGTCTTTGTATACCCATTCGTTGAATACTTTTGGGTTAAGCTTTCTCATCATCTATGAACCAATCAGTTTCTATCTTCTTCAGCTCGACTTTGTCAATGTACTGACCATCCATTTTGTTAAGCAAGTCAAGCGCTTTAAGCCTGTCTGACGTTGATATCTTCTCACCCTTGATAACTCCAGTCAGGAACCTTTTTCGCTCCACAGCGCTCATTATAGCCTCGTCCTCAGCCTTCTTCAGAAGTTCCTGGTACCTTTTCTGAACCTTAACTGTTTTCAGCAAATAACAGGCCTTTGCATCAACGCTTTCATCTTTCCATTTAGCAGCATTAGGATATGCTTCAATGTAAGCTTGCCTTTGGCTGCTGCCCTTTACCAGAGCGTTAACAAATACTTCCTGTTTAGGTGTTAACATCTCAGCATCTCCTTTCTTGGCATTAAAAAAGCCGGTATATCGTACCAGCTCCAACCTTCTTATTGCTCATTTTAACTGTAACACATATAGGGGTTAACAAAGTTAACAACTTACTCTGTTGTTGCAGCATTTTCTAATGATGGTGGTAACAGCAATGGATTGCCCCCAATCCAAGAAGTAGCATCAGCAATTATAGTTGACATATAAGCCGGTGCATTTGTCTGCATATATAACTCTTTTGTTTTTTCTTGAACATGCTTCAACATCAAAGATTTATCATCTAAAAAAAGTTTTGATGTTTTATCTCTATCAATTTCAAACAATATTCTCAAGGCCAGTTTTAACTTAATGTTATCAGGATCAAAAGTTATATCTCTTTCAGCTGTTAATACGAAAGAATCATCGCTAATCGTATCACACAAAACCTTTTCTGAAACATTAATATTATAATTGTTTTCATTGTTTTCTTTAGCCTGATATATAAACTCTTTAATTGCTACTTTATATGATTTTACAGCGACTTTATTGTTGTCCATTTTACGCCTCCAAATTAGTATAATGATATTGTGCCATACTGTAATTTGCATTACGTGTAGAGTATGTTTTTGACATTTTAAAAGATTCATACATTTTCTCGGTAATAGATGTTACAACTTGCACTAATTTATTTGTCGTTGAAGTTGAGCCAACCTTTTCAGCAATCGCTTCTACAATGAAGGTGTTTTGACTAATACCATCAGCTTCTGCACATTCGGCAACTTTTTTATGTAAAGATTTCCCCATTCTAACGACAGTTTTCCCAGAATAATCTTCATTTTGCATAAAAACTGGTTCAGGTACTTCGATTCCCATTTCACGTAGACTTTCCAAGTGAAATTCAAGGTTCTCATAGGCTTCTCTAACAGCTTCTTCAGCAGTCTCTCCGCCACCTCCGCATCCCTCTACATCTGGGAACTCTGCGCACCACTGAAAACCATCATGTGTTTCAAGTTTCTTTACTGCAACTACATATTCCTTTTTCATGTTAAACGTCCCCCTCCTTATGACTATTAACAATCTGTACAGCCTGCTTAATACTATATACTTTTACATGCTTACCATGATAAGCAACTGTAATAATATCGCCAGAACTATGTTTAAACGTAGCGTGGCTCGTTCCTTCATGTCGCATTAATACAAAGTCATTGATAGAAAGATACTTTTCAAAATCTGAATAAGTGATATCAGATCGAGGTGGCTTACTTTCTATTTTTTCTATCAATTTCGATTCCTTTGTCATTAAAAAGCCTCACTAAACATTATAATAGTATCACATTTGATACTAAACATTAAACATGTTTTCTAAAAATCTTTTCACAATCAAATAAGCAGTTTCTTTATTGTTGCTGCCACAGCACTCTCTGGCTGTCTGTCTCCATGTCCGTCCCATCAGATAATGACTTCTGATGATGGATTGCACCAACGGATCACTTATTTTCTGAATCCAAAATTCTACTTCAACGAGTTTCTCTATTAATTCAGCCTTTTTGCTTATTAAAAGATCCTTAAGTTTCTGCATTTTATGAGCATATGCAGCCGTCGGATCTGATGGATTCGGTATTGATGTGCCTGAACTAG